ACACGTAAGGAGTCGTCGGCAGCGTCAGATGTGTATAAGAGACAGGAATTCAAGATTTTTAATTCTAGTTTCTAAACCAGAAATATCTTGCATTCTATATCTTTTGTGATCTATTATAGAAACAGAAGCATCTCTCAAAGAACAAAGATACGGAGGTAGAACAATTCTAGCTATTTCTAATGCACCAGAAACTTCATCTGGAATTTGTGGCAATTCTGATGGAACTCCCTGTTTTGTCAAAATTATCGGTGTTCTAACATATGATTCTGAAATTTTTTGATTGTTATTTTGCGGTGATAGATATATTCTGTCAATTCTTCCGAGATAGAATGAATAGTTGCAAACTATTGATTCATCTGATGCCAAAACATCAAGGGCAGAATTTTGATCTCCATCAAAGGATCTACCATAAAATTCAAATGGTGAACGAGTAGCAGAATTTGGATCATACTGATCAACTATTGGTCTAGTATCAATAATATCTGAAGTTCTATTCGAATTTACAGATTGTAAATCACAGTAATCAAATTGATTATAAGAATCTGCAACAGTAATATCTCCAGTATCTGATGCTGGAATATAAGCAGATTCGAAATATACTTTTAGTTTTCTTGTTGGAGAAGATACATTTTGCTTTCTAATAAGTCGAGAATAATCTAAAATGGTGCTTCTTTGCCCATTATCTACAGTAAAGTTGGATTTAATATCATTTGATCCTGCGGTGATTGTGTTAATAACTGCAGTCACATTTGAATCCTTAAATTTAATACTTTCACCTTCAATAAATGACAGTTGATTCAAACTAACATAATTTATAGAAAGTGAAGATGGTTTTTCAAGGCAAATGGCAACATTTCCACTTTGTTCACCTACAATCTCTTCACCAATCACTATTTCAGATGTTGTTGCTGAAGTAGATGAAATATTTTGAAGAATAATAGTTGGTGGTGTTGGATCTTGAATTCCAGAAGATTCAAAAACAGCATATACCTTAGTAACTTCGGGAACATTCAGTGACAGTTCTTCATCCTGAACACGAGTTCCATACGCATAGTTTCCAAAAGTTAATCCATCATTATTAGTAGTGTTTCCTACTCCACTATTAACTCCAGAATAACTATAAATCGACTTATCAATAACTGTAGAATTTACTCTATTTTTATTTTTTACTCTAGCCTTAACATTTATTTTTTGTAAGGTTGCAATTAGTCTTGCAGAACCATCTGACTGAAGACCATTGATTGTGAGTTCTCTTCCACCAGATGTGAATACAAACTGATCAGAACTTAAAGGTTCTGTTGTTCCATCATTTCTGATTAAAACATATCTCTCTTCATCAAATGATAAAAATACCTCATTTGAAAGTATTTCTGTAGGAGATACAATTAAAGAATTTGATGAGATTGTAACATCAAATTGTTTTCTGATAACCAGTTGAGAGTCTGAAAGATCTACCGAGGAAATATACTTCTTTCCTAATGGAGTATATAAAGTATTATCTGAAGAATTTAAGAATCTTGACTTTAAGATTGTAAAATCCGACGGAGTAATGTCTGTAGATGGTAAAGCACCTTCACAAATACCAGTTACTGTTGTAACACCGGAAATTGTAACAATTTTTTCAGATACGGACTCAATCTTGGCAAATACTGAAGTAGTTAATCCTGCATTAGAGAAAGAAACTAAGTTTCCTACGGTTGCAACTCCAACAAAAGTAAAATCAGAAGAAGTTACTGTAGAAATTCCACCTGAGGAAGCAGTAATATTAACTGACCCAACATTTACTGATGAATATTGTCTAGTATCTGCTGTAAATGTTGATGCTGACCCCACAACACCATGTAAAGATTTTACATCTCCAGTTCCATATGAAGTAATTGCTGTTGCAACTCTATTATTTTCTATTCCATCAAAAATAAATTTCTCACCCTTTGCAAAAGTTCCACTGGTATTATACGCAGTAATGATTCCTGAGTTATTAACATCGTATCTCAAAAATCCTTTTGCACCACTTGCTTTTCCTTTAATAAAAGTTGGAGTTGTGAGTGTAATTGGTTCATTCAGAGAAATTTCTGTATAAGTTTGAATATCATATAGTGAAATTTCCCACTGGTTAGTATCTGGAAGAACAGAATCGTATAAACCAGATTCTAGAGCAAAATCATATACTCTAGCTACACCAATTTCTTTGCCCGATGCTGAGTATTGATCTGTTCCTACTCTAGAGTCTCTTAAACTTACAACATAAGTCGAGATTCCTACTGACGGAGATCCATAAACTCTGTTGAGTGAATAAGTTGCTCCCGTTGAATATATGATGCTTTGAGTATTAAGAGTTTTTGTTGTTCTTGGTTTTTCAAAATCTACTATGGAAGGACCCAAAGATTCTACTTCATAACCATTAATATATGCTTTTCCTGGAGATAAAATGTAGCATCCTAAATCATCATTTGGAACTTGTGATTGGTATGTTAATTGATTTTCGTTAAAAATTCCATTGTTGCCCTTTTTATCATTTAGTGAGTTCTTTATTTCAACTTTAAAGGGAGTAACATAGTAATTTCCAGATTCATCAAAAGTTCTTCTTGCAAATTCTTCAGATAAAATATTATATTCGGGATTTGATCGAAAATCAAAAATTATTCCATTGTTTATTTCAATAAGTTGTATAAAATTATTATCCTTTATATTGGTGAATCTGTCATCAGTGGGTTCAAAAATAGTATATAGGGGTATTTTTTTCAAAGTCGCAGTTATTTTTAACCTATCTGCACCAGGAGCTGCATAATTTGAAAATCCTTTTGCATTGTCAAAAAGAGAATCGTCAATATCGGAGTTAATAATTTCTTCCAATATTGAAAATCCAATTCTATATGATGGAAATGTGGATCCTGGTTCTAAAACTAAAATTTGTGATTCTACATTGACAAAAGTTCCTCTCAAGTAGTATACTCCTTCGGACAGTATTACAGCAGATCCAATTATAGAAGCTCTATCATTATAAGTAGTTGCAAAAGATTGATTTGCTTGAATGGATGTAATTTCTGAAAATCCAGGAGAAACTGTTTGTTCAGATAAAAGATTTTCTGAATCATTGAAAGTTTCTTCACCATTCAATCCAGTATTTAAATAGTTTAAATATAATATTGTGTTTGTATTTTTATCTTGATTTTGTTTTAAAATATGTACAACTCTAGCTCTTAAACCGGAATTTTGTCCAATGATTACTTTTCCTAATAAATTATCAACATAAGAATCAACATTTACACCATTAAAAGTATTTTCTAAAATAACTCCAAAAAATGAACTATTATAGTTAATATTTCCCGGAATTACAACTGATCCTTCTTTGAAGACATGATTACCAAACTGCTCAATTTGATTTTGAAGAATAGACTGTAATCCTGTTAATTCACGAGCCTGAACAGGATACCCAGGTTTAAATAAAACCTTGTAATAATTTTTTGCGGGATCAAAATCGTCAAAGTATGGAGAGACGTTGAGGTTAGTTTCCTGTGGCATAATTCTTTAGAATTGCAAAATGACTTTGATATCTTCTTTTTGATTTGATGATCTAGTAATCGAAGGTCTATTATCTACATAAATGATGTTTCCAGAATATTTTTTAACCTCTGGATTTGAAACACCTGATGTAAATGACTGACCCAAGTAGTATGTTCTATTATTTATTACGGTAGATATACCTGTGAAGGTTGTATCAATATCCAACGAATCCGTAGTTCCTACAATAGTTGTAGTTCCTCCAGTGCTGACTGTAGAACTAAATCTATTCAGATTAAATCCATAAGTTGGATTTGTGTTAGCAGTCCCATCAGTATTAAATCCTGCAAGTGATCTATCTTGCCAATACTTTAAAACTCCAGTATTCTGATCATAAGAAATAACCCTACCAACAGCAGTAGATCCAACTCCAATAGTTTGAGTGATTCTACTATCTGCTGAGAAAATAGCACTGCTATATCCAATCCCAGTTAATTTTATAGCACCAACTGCACTTGCTTTATCTGATGTAAGGAGTGAAGAAGAATCATATGCTTCTGGATTTTCGACAAGACCAACTCTTGCAATTTGGTTTCCTGTAATAAAATCGGGATTCTCTAAGTCATTTTCAATTCTAGAATAAACAATAACATTATAAGCACCCAACTCTCTATAAATATCTGCCCCATGTCCTCCTTGAGGTGGAATGATGACATTAAAAACTGGAGATGTGCTTCCCGTAGGAACATTGCCTGATGCAAGATCTACGGTTCCATAAGTATATCCAAATCCACCCTTTGAAATAACGACAGATTCAACTTTTGAATCATTATTAACAGTAATGGTACACTCAGCACCACTACCATCACCTTTAATAGGTACTCTCGTATAAGTTCTATTTGCAGTTCCAAGACCAACACCACGATTTGTGATTGTTACGATCTTTAATTGACCACTAGTTGCCGCATTATTTCTGACTGATGCATTATCAGTGCTTGTTTCCCAATTCTTAGGAACAGGAATAAAGTTAATGGAATCGAACTTAATAATGTCACTTGGTTTGATGGTGTAAAGATACTTCCACAAATATCCATCTCCACTAGTTCCAGCAGATCTTGGTTCTAAGTCAACAAAAGTTGGTTCGTCAAGTGATGGTCTTCCTTCTGGATTTTCTGGTGAAGTTCCATTTTGAAGACAGATATAAACTCTATAATCACTGTTTACAACATAAAAGTTTGCAGAATATAAACTTGTAGCACCAGATGGTTTGGATGTGTTTGTTCTACTGATATCATGTCGATACATGTCATAGGTTGTTCCTGATTGCCAAGTAACCTTACGAACAACTTGTTTTACATCATCCTCTCCAATCTTTTTGAGAGCAATCATTGTGTCCCAATAATCATTCTCCTGATCAAAGTTGTCTTTTGGTGCAGGAGGAGTTACATCCCAAGTAGATGAATAATCAGTCGCATTGGGAAGACCTACAAAAGCATAATAAGAATTTGAAGAAGAGGTTGCTACAGAAACAAAACTCTTAGCATTCAGTATTCTTAATTGATCAGTTATAATTGCAGACATTTTATGAGTTTTTTATCTATTTATGAAACGTAGTTACGGTATTTTAATGGATTATATCTTTGAACTGATGGTGAAGTTGAAACTCCGATCAAACCATTATTGTAAGATGTGAATGTTGTAGGAGTATTTCTAGTCAAATTATGTATTCTTCCCCAACTATATTCACCAAAGAAGGAACTATATCCAAGACCAGATAATCCATTGTAATCTGAAACACTAACGGTCACTTTGGCAACATATGTCAGTCCTATACCAAGAGCGTCAGTTTGTCCAATAGAGACTGAAGCAACCTCATAAACATTATCTATAAAAGTTGATCCAATTCCTAAAGTTGACCCATTTTGATAGATTGAAGTCAATCCATTTCCAACATTAGAGTTATAGACTACAAAGTAATAACCGGTTTGAATTCCACTTACTCCAGTTGTTGCAATACCAACACTATTAATATTCGTATCTCTAAGGAATGAATTTTCTGGAATAAAGAGATCAAAAACAATTCCTGTAGATGCAACTCCAACTGTAATGGTATTAATCCCCGTGATAATGCCAAAATCACCTTCATAAAGAACATCTTCAACAACTTCTCTCGATACATCTGGGGGAGAAATAAGAACAACTGGAGGAGTTGTTGTTGTATATCCAGTGCCAGGATTAGAAACAGTTATTGAAGAAACTGTTCCACCAACAGATATTGTAGATGTTGCTGTTGCTCTCTGAGTTGTTCCAAGTCCAACAGGATTCTCAATGATTACCACTGGATTTGTAGAATATCCAACTCCACCACTCGAAATAACAATTGATGAAATAGTTCCAGCAACGGATACTATCGCAGTTGCCGCAGCAGCCACCAATTGATCTTGAGAGGTAATAATGATCTTTCTTTGTGGTTCTTCACTTGTTCCATCTTGTAGGTATTCATCAGCACTATCAAAGAAAGTTTTCACATTCTCTACAAAAATCTGAGTTGATCCAATGCCTACACTTTGAATTAAGTTGGATGTTGGATTAATGAGTGGTTCATAAAGGATTCTATCTTTGCCAACCTCTTGACCGTTAATGATCTTATCTTCAGTTTGTCTACACCAGATAACTGGTCTCGCAAAAGTTTCATCTTGAGTCAGTCCAGGTCCAGGATATACATTAGTTTCAACAACATCAGTAGATACAACATCAGTAACCAATCTTCTATCTTCCTTGAATCTTTCAATATCACTATTGATTCTTAAGGTATCACCTTCTTTTACAGTTTCCAATACGTCAATATTCAATGTATCTACATCACCTGTTCCTCTGTAGAAGATAATTTTAGAGGTATCTCCAACTTTTGGTGCTTCATTAAATGTTATAATACTTCCACCATTGAAGATGTATGACACATCAGGAACTTGTAAAATATCATTGATAAAGATCAAAAGGTTTGCCTTCACTTCAACATTAGAACCTCTTCTAGATCTAATAGTTGTCTGTTGACCATTTATCTTAATTGGGAAAGTAGTTCTTTGTCCATCAAACAATGAATCTACGGGATCAATAACTTGAAGATCTCCAATTGACCATCCAGTAAACTCATCGGTAAATGTCTTATCGATCGTAATTTGGAATTCCTCAAATGAAACTGAAGTATCTGTAGGAATACCAGTTGTTCCTCCAATAGCAACTGTAAGAATTTCACCTTGACCATATCCATAACCAGTGTTTCTTATTTCAAAAGAAATAACACTAGATCCTTGTCCTACTACAATATCTGCTACAGCAGCAGTTCCAAGACCACTGGATGTTGAACTATAAATCAGTGGGATCTCGGAATATGAAAGTGGATCGTCAAAAATGACAATAGGTGGATTTGATGTTGTATATCCAGCTCCTGGATTTGTGATTGCAACACCAGTTACATGACCGTCTACGACCGTTGCAATACCAACATAAGTAATATTTGGAATACCGGTGCTTGAAGTCGCAACTCCAACATTAACTGTTTGTAATCCAGATCTATATCCAGATCCACTATTTCCAATACTAATAGAAGAAATCGTTCCTGCAATAGAAACTGTTGCGGTTGCACCAGCAGAAACCAATGGTTGATATCCAAGACCAGCAGTAGATCCAACAGAAACTATGACACCACCAAGAGGAATACTACTAGTATTGATATCATAAGAAGAAGATGTTGCTGTTCCCGTGAATGTTATTGAAGTAATTCCAGAATTTTCGGAAAGATCATAGTCACCAACTACTTCTATCGCACCAACTCTTGCAGGTCCTTGGAAAATATCATTAATAAGAACTATGGCATTGCTTGTAGAGAATCCTGCAATATTTGAACCATTCGACTTTAATGTAAATGTATTAGTAGTTCCATCAAATCCCGAAGAAATATCATCAAAGATATAGTTGTAAGAATAAGGTTCAGAATCTCCATTTACAATTCCAGATCTAATGAAAGATCTTCCACTAAATGTAGAGTGAGTTTCTATTCCAACAAAATCTCTACTATCTGGTGGATTTGTAGTTGATCCTATTGGGGTTGGACCGTATGGTGCTGTCACAAAATTGATAGTATTATCGACAATATTAAAATCACCATTGACTTTTGTGATTAATGAATTAATTGCGTGAGTTGCAATTCCAGATCCCATCCATGCTCTTTGAACAAGAACAACATTTGTGGATCCAAATCCAACAGAGTTGACTCTCATAATTTCATCATCAATCTTAATCAAATCTCCACCGAAGAAAGAAGTGATCCCAGAGAAAGTAACTCTTTCATCAACAATTGCAACTGCTTTAGCAGCAGTTGTAGTTACTGAAGTTGCAACTATTGGAGATTGAATTAAATTATCAATTCCAATCAAAACTCTTGCATTTTGATTTGTTGATACAAATCTATGCGAAGTTCCAATTCCTACATGAGTAATATCTAAGATACTTGGTGGATTACGGAGAGCATCTGAAGCAGAAGCTGCAACTCTAACCTTTAAGTCGGTATCTTTAACGATATAAATTGACGATGGCAACTTATCTGTTGAACCAACTCCACTAATTGTTGTTGTTGCAATTCCTATTGCTTGAGTAGTTCCAGCACCTGCGAATGAATAGATTACTTTTTCACCAGTTACAAAGAAATGTTCGGGGATAGTGATAGTGTTATTAGTAATATCAACTATATCCGAGTCACTTCCATCAAAATATCTTTCAAAAATTGGTTTTTCTTTGTAAGTTAATCCAAATGATCTCTTAACATCAGTTTCTGATCCGGTATAGAATCCATATCCACTTCTTATGAATGCATTTGTAAAATCAATAGTTCTATCTGCAACAGTTAAATCAACCAATCCTATTGGATTTTGATATACTCTTACCTCAACATCAATATCTACATTTGGTGTAAATGTTAGATCAACATCTCCACTTCCAGTTACAGTTGCTCCAATTGATCCTATTGATGAGTTTGTCTGAAGAATTCCAAATTCTGCAAAATATGCTTCACTATCATCATCTACAAGAACAATCTCGGATACTTGATATTCGTTGTTAGTGAGATCCTCTACAGAAACAATGTAGTAAGATCCTTCATAAGTTGAACTATATGTTGCTATTGTGGTGATCCCTGGTGTTGGTGTGGATGAAATAGCAACATAACTGGATTCAATTCTAGCATCATTAAATATTTCGGTTCCAATTCCAACAGAAAGTGTGCTTGCAATAGATACTCTAACAGAGTTTACATCAAATTGAACTGGTGTTGATGCATAAGGAATCAAATCTACATTGATATCAGACCCTGAGTAATATACGTGATATGTTCCGATTCCAAGTGAAGAGTATGAATCAATATTGGATGTGTTTAATTGTCCATAATCTTGTAAAAGAATATCAGTTCCATTATGGAGAATTGTAAGTTCATCAAATTCATGGTAAGAAGAATCTGTAGCACCAATTTGAACTAGAACCTTAGATGCTCTATATGTTGATGCTATACCAACCACTGTAGTAGCAGAGGATGTTCCTGAAGGAATAGTTGTTGTTGCAGAACCAACAAAAACAGCATCTCCAAGATCTGTGGATCCTATTGAGGCAATTGTATCTCTAATATCAAATGAAATTGTACTTACATCATAATCATTAATAGTAGATCTAGTTGGATAGAAGAGCAGATTTCCATCAAGTCCACTAATACTGAAATCAAATGATCCCATGTCATAATAAGTGTCTACTCCCCCATATTGGTTAATATAAGCAGTAGATCCATCATGAACGAGAGATACAATAGATACCTGTCTTTGTGCGGTAAATCTTCTATCTTTAATAAATGTCAGATATTTTACAGATCTTGATTCTAAGTTAAAAGTATTAACAATACTAAATTGTGTTGGTCTTGGGTTGCTATTAAATTCATCACTAATATCATCAATCAATAGAACTCTATTTCCAACAGATTCGATATAATCTTGAAGAACACGAGATCCAAAAATAATTTCATCCGATCTAACATTTCCATCAACAATAAAGTTATTTTCAGTGACCAGATCAAAATCATATACACAGTTTAAATCGATTGAACGTGAAAGATCCGCAATTCCAGAAACATCTCCTAAGTTCTGTTCTGTACTAATTCCAGATATTATTGGAGTAGATTCTACTACCAAGTCACTGAATCTCTTGAATCCTGCAGTATGATTCAAGTTACTTACTGCATCATCCCAAGTTTCTATTGAAACCTGTGATTTTAAAGAATATGCAAAATATTGATAGTAATCATTGTCGTGAACTCTTTGGAACTGATTATCCAAGAATCCAGTTTCTCTTTGCCATCCTTTTACGACAGTTGATGCTGCTCCAACAACATAATTTGCAATTGATGTTGTTATAGTTTCAATAATTCCATTAGATGTTGATGTTCTACCAGTTATTGTACTTCCAACAACAAACGTATCATTTGTAGAAACTTTCAGAGTTTCTTCAACTTCATTCCAATCAACAACAATTCCAGAAGATTCTCCAGAAGATACAATCTCCCCTTTATTGAATGTATTTTTCTCAAGAGTTATATCAAATATTGGGAAATATTTTTGCGGAATTATTCTACCAGCAGAATTTACCGGATCAAAGGTTCCTGGTATTTCTCCATTAGAGAGATAGTTTGTGATATTATAAGATACAGTAGCTCCAACACCTCCAATATTTGGATCAGTGTTTACAATAGTGAATAATGCATAGTTATAGTTTGAAGAGTTATATCCTTTTCCAGTAGATCCAACTCCAACACTTACATTTTCAATGAGAATTTTATCCCCAATAACAAATGGGAAATCTGAAGCATTACTAAAACTGGATCCTAAGGTCACAACAACATCATTTGAGGATGATATATAACGAATTGAACTAATGCCAACACCATTAGTATTATTGACGGGTATAATCGTTGGGGTTACATTATTAATTGATTTTGTATTTTTCAGAATAGTTACTGTTCTCGAATCCAAATCATATCTCAAATCAACATCAGATATAACGTTATCCGTAAGTCCGTCAAGAACGATTAAATCTGGAGCAATTGAATATCCTCTTCCAACAGAAGAAACTCCAATAGATCTAAAAGAAGATTGTGGATTAAGTTTAATAACATCTGGAAGTTTTGCTGTTGGTCTTACAGAATAGTCATTAGAATATCCAAATCCAATATCATCGATTGTTGTTTTTAGAACTTTTCCAATACTATTAGTCAATACCTGTAAAACTTCTCCAGATCCTAAGTTAGAAGAAATATTTTCAATCTCAGGTATTGACTCTAAGTTGAGACCACCATAGTTTGTACTAATGGATTCAATTTCTCCATAAGCATTTGTAGAATTTGTTATATAAGATAACTCAGAATCTGTTGTATCATAATTTAATTGTTCTGGAGTTTCAGATACAAGATAAGTAAATGTATTTGAAGTAAGTGAAGAAACTGACTTATTTCCACTATAAATGCTTGGAACAATATTGACAGAATTGCCATCAACCACTTCATTATCTACAATAACTTCTTCCTTTACCGAAGGAATTATATCTAAATTTGTAGGAGTAAGTTTGTAGTATAATTTTCTTGGAGTAGAATCATTTACTCTCAGAGCAACTGTTGCTGTTGTGTCAATTCCAACTCTTCCAGTTCTTACTACTTCAACATTATTAACGTTGGTAAATTCAAATGGATACCTAAATCTAGGATCACTGTAGAAGTCTAGATCAAATGCCGAGTATAAGATTCCACTGTTTGTAAATGAAAGTGTAGAACTTGATACATCAAAAACTAAAGTATTATTATTTGTAAGTTCTATTGCTGGATTTACTGGAGAAATAGAACCGTCCGATGATGACGTAATGTTTATTTCATTTCTCTCTATCCTTGAAGAATAGTAGTAACTATCCGATAATTTGATAGTATTTTCATCTACAACAATAACATAGTAAATACTCTCATTCGACAAACCTCCAGATGGTGAGGTTGAGGTATAAATTACTTTTTGAGTAGTATATAAACCATGATTTGGTATCGTTATAGTATTTCTTGCAGTATCAACTGCAGCCGATAAGAAATCTAATTTGTCAATAACAATTCTTCTATTATAATCATTATAAGAAACCGAAATCTGAGTAGAAATTCCAGCATTGACATTCATAACAACATTATCACCCAACTGAAGTCCATGAGTGGATGCTGTAGAAACAGTTACTTCATTCTTTGAAAGATTACCTGTTAAAATGCTTTCATAATTTGTGGTAAAACTGTGAATTTCTCCACTTCCAACACTAGTCAGATATAAAAGATCTGCAGCAGTTGATATTCCAGCATAATAACCAGTAGTTCCTAATCCAACACGATATGAACTAATTCCAATAAGATCGGAAGTTAATCTAGTTGCATAAACAACTGAATTTTCTGTAAGTTGATATGAGGAAATTCCATCAGTAGAAATGGATATTTGAGTTCCACCATTAGATGAGTAAATTAACTCATCACCAGACAATAATTGATGATCTGGCAGATATATCGATCTAGTTGGAATTGAAATTTGAGTAGCACCAACTCCAGGATTTGAGAATGTTAATGTTGTTGCAACACCAGGTCCAGCAGTAGTACCTATTCCTAAAGATTCTGTTGGGTTAAAGTAAAACTCTTTGTTTAAATTAAAATCATAGTTATTTTTTATATCCAAATCAAGATATAACTTTCTAGTAACTTCTGTTATAGCAATTCCGACAGAATAAGTTGTAATTCCTGATATTTCACCAACATTTCTAAGAACTCTTACTCTAGATGAATCTTCATCGACATTAAGAATCTTTACTCTTTCATCTAATACCTGATAAATGTCATTTTCTCTAATGAAAGAATCCGAAAGATTGCCAATTACATTAAAGTAAGTAACAAGACCAGTATAAGTGGTAGATCCAATCCCAGTAGATACAATTAAACTATTGATTCGATTTGATATGTTAGTAGTCTGTAAATCTTCAAAATCTGATGTAAAAGTTACAGTATCTCTATTATTGAAATAGTGTGGTGAAGTTGAGAATGCAACGTATCCATTAGAATCTGGATAAAACTCTAAGTTCGATAGGTTTGAAGATGCTACACTAACAGAACTTACGGTTTTTCCTTTAATAAAGGAAACACTGGCAGATGGTTTTTTGGAAGAAAGATCTACTTCTTTAAATACAACTCTATCGTTTACTTGATAAGAATCCCCACCTGTCAGTATTCCTACAGAACTTATAGTTCCTTTAGATACTGATTTTACACGAGAAACTTGTTCTCTTACATTATTTGGATTATATAAGAAATCATATCCACTATTAGAATTTGTTATATTATAAGGTGTTGTATTTCTAATCCAATTAGTATTATTAATATTAATATCGGATTGATTTGATGATTTTAAGAAATTGAATTCTTCTGGTTTCGATTTATAGGTGTTTCCAACAAAATATGGGAATACTGGAGATTTATAATTCTTAAAGACACCAATAGAATCTACCTGTCCACCATTGATGGTTGTAAAGTATGCATAAACTCCATTGGGATACTCTGGAGTAACACAGAATCTGCCATTATGCTCATCGAGGTCTCCCTCCCCCACAAACTCATAATCTTCAACAAAGAATCCTGCAGGATATAAAGTAACACTTGGTCTATTTGGTTGAAGTTTTAACTGATAACCAGAGACCATGGACCTAATGGATCCTCCAGTAATTGATGAATATCCATATGGACCATAAATTGGGTTTCCATCATAAGCCCATCCAATGATTGGTGAGTGTGCATTTGATGTTACTTCTTTTCCATTAATAACTTGTAAATCGGGTTGATAGAAAATGCGACCATTTCTATATCTTGTTCCCAGAACTGAAGATCTAAGTTTTCTTGGTGAGTATAAATGGAAATATTCCAATCCAAATCCGGAGAAACTATCTCCTAAAACACCATCATCGTCAGTGATTTGATTTGTTTGAACAAATCTTTCAAATAGGTTTACATTCCAAGATTTGATATTGCACTCAAATTTTGCAGATAATCCAGCAGCAGTTACTGCAATAGAAGTATCGGAATCGAGATAACCAGAACCACCAAAAACAACATTTACTGATGTTATTGTTCCATTAGAAATTATTGGAGTTAATAATGCTCCCGATCCACTTCCACTAACAGTTATATTTGGTGGAGAATTATAATTACTTCCTGGATCATTAACAATAACATCTACAATCGATCCATTATTAATAATCGGAGTTAGTTGAGCACCACTTCCATTTAACAGTAAAAATTCTGGTTGTCTGTTGTAATTTAAAATGTCTGAAGATCCAAAAGAATCTCCACCATCTTGAACATGAACAGATTCAATACTTCCTCTAAAAATTGGTTGAAGAGTTGCATTAAAATCTTGACCTGTTAGAGTAGAAACTCCAATAGTTCCAGAAACAGTAACGGTTATTGGTTCATAATTGAATATATGAACACCACTACCAGAACTAATAAGATCTACATATTCTCTTGTAGTATAATTAATATTTTTTGGTTGAGTGGTAGAAGTACCAACTAAAGAAAGTTTAAAGTTATTTTCATCAACCTTCGTAATATAATAAGTTGCTGTTGATGCTAATCCTACTATTGAGATCTCTGTAAAGTCATAAGTTACTATTTCTCCACTTTGATATCCGTGATTTTCGATGTAAATTGTATTTGATGCAGTATTGATTCCAGATACACCAGAGGTTCTTTTCTTGTTTTCGTAGTTGTTTCCTGGTGAAATTACAGTTACTGAACCAATCTTTTTCTTTTTATTAATCGACTTAAATCTCTGAACACCATTACCAGTGTTAGCAACGGGAACAGTATTTACTCCCAAAATACTATCTGAGTAGGTACTGTGCAGTTTAACAGTCTTAGAGTCGATTACAGACACGAAATAGGAAGAATTAGTTGATAATCCCCCAACTACAGTTTGACCTTGTGGATCGTAGATTACCTGTTCATAGTCTCTAAACTTATGGTCTTCAATGAATAAAATTTCATAAGTTGTCGCATTAACTCCACCAGATGTTGGACTAGCATTAAAGTTAACTAAGTGATCAAAAGATATTAGGTTTGCTTTTGCATCTGCTAAAGAACCATTTCCTCCAGAAATTTTAATTCTAGGTTCTTCTAGGTAATCAAATCCACCATCAATTACATCTATTCTATCCAGAGTGCCTTTTACATTGCAATAAGCAGTAGCACCAGATCCAATAGAATCTGAAACTTGAAGAACTGGTGGATTGATTACATCATATCCAGATCCAGAAGAAGTGACCGAAATATTTTCTATGGGACCATAGAAAACACTATTATTTGATTTGTAGTTTAATACCTCAACGCCATTGACTAAAATTCCAGTAGATCCTGGTAAGGTTTGAAATACACTTTCATCATTAACTGGGGTTGATACTTTACGAATCAACTTCTGTGGTTCTAATTGTTTTGTTTCTCCTGAATTTTCTAAAACAAAAGAAGAAAGTTCTAATTTGTTATTTGATACCGTCCCCGAAACTGAAACAACCTTATTTGCAAAAAGATTAGCCCTACTCTTTGCAAGTTGAATTGTGTTCTCATCAATTTTTCTTACAAAGTAAAAACCATCATCTATACCTAAGTTATTTCCTTCTCCACCAGATCTATAATAAACCGCATCACCAGTATAGAAAGGATGATTGGAAATTGCTAAACTTTGACCTACAAAAATTCCAGAAAAAGTTACTGATCTATCATTTACTGTTATCTTTTGATTCAAGTATGTTGGTAATGATGGCGCAGCAACATACAACGATCTATCATTATCAACATATACATTTTGAACATTAGTGGTATACTCATCAAGAGATGGATAATTGCTCGAATCAAATCTCGATAATACTTTTCTAACATCAAATGTGTCACTTACATTTAAAGAACCTTGACCAGAAATAGTGATTGATTTCTCATTTCTATAGGAAATTACTGTTCCAAAAACTTCAGTTCCAGGTCTTCCATAAGAAGGCAATATAGAAACTCTATCACCAATAACAAAAGAATGATTATCATAAAAATTTATTGCGTAAGAATTGTTAGAAGAATCTAATAATTCTACAGATTTTGTTACATAAGACGTTGCTACATTAAAAAACCAATTGTTGAATTTATACTCATTGATGTTATCTCCAAGAGTCTTTATTTTTATTGGATCCCCGGATGAAAATAAAGAATTTTGTTCTCTCAGTTGAATGTCGGATAGTACACCAGTTACCCTAAATCTTACAACACTCTGAGAATCATCATATCCATATGCAAAAACATTTGATTTAATTTCAGTTCCACTAGGAATTTCTTGAGTGATTCCAGAACAATTTAAAAACTGAGTAAGAGTTTTATCTGTGTAAGTTATAATAATCTGAGATCCATTTTCTAAATCAACAGCAAGTTCTCCTGATTGTGGAAATCCTACAGTTGAGTCAACATCAAGAGTAGTAAAATTTGGAGAAAATCCACCTACACTAGAATCAGTATCTCTAATATCAGTGATTAATAGTGTTTTAGGATGAATGGTAAATTCACCAAAGATAGTACCATCAACATCAATGTCTCTTTGATATCCAATGTCAAGACTAAGGACATAATAATCTTTTTCTGCTCTTTGAATTCTTTCTACCTGAGTTACAGTTCCTCTTGCTTTTGGTAGGAAAGAATTTTCATCTTGGTAAACAGTTCTGTTTACTAATTGATTAATGTCACCATCAATTGTTTCAACAACTAAATCTTTAGTTACTCTATATTGAGCATCTGATGGTTGTATCAAATAATCCTGAGGTCTAATAACAGTAACGTCTTGACCATAGAGAGCTCTGAATAAAATTTCAAAGGAACCTTCTGTTCCTTTTGAGGAATAAAAATCTACTGCCTGTTTTAAGAAAAGAGCATCGTTTAATCCACTGAAGATGGATCTATCTTCAAATCCAGGTGTAATCTGAGTCTTTAATTTTATAAAAAACTTTTGGAGAAAGAGAACGCTGAGATTCTTAACAGTAGAACCATTAGTATGTTCCTCTACTGAAGAATCTGAAAATATTAACTCATCAGGGTTATCTAAAGAAGTTACTCCACTGAATCCTCTGATGCATCCAGTGAAAGATGTTGAAGTTTTTCCAGTGTATGATACGATTTCAGAATCAATTAAAAGGAGACCATAAGAGTCTGGAAAACCTGCAGTAGATGCCACATTTAGTGTGGCATCAAAAAATGAAACACTTGTGGTAAGTGTTGTAGAATCAATTAAGTTCGATAAAGTGTCTACTTTTACATATTGATCTAAATTTGTTGCCAGGTCATATGCAGAACTCTGACTTTCAAGAGAAAGATAATACTGTTTTAAAAACTCAGAAACTAAAGGAAATTCATCCTTTACAAACTCTGGAAGTTGATTTTCGACAATCGAACTGATTTTGATTCTTGTTTCTGCCATTTTGTTATATTCTTACGAGGTCTCCGTTGGAATAACTTGAAGTTACCGTGTATGTTGATCCAGAGATATCAGAACCTGAAGATATTTCATCTGATACCATATTTAACACACTAGAAGATGGGTCTAATTGGAGATATAGATCCTGTAATCCAATTACATCATTTGATCTAGGAGATACTGATATCTCAATAATAGATTCTCCTCCACTATTCTTTGTAGTGGAAGTTATGTTTACAGGATTTAAAATAATTTCTCCTCGATCATAATCAATTCTTCCAACATTATTTCTTACAACTGTTGGAGTATTTGTAGATGTTATTGTAAAGAAAAATATGGATCCCGTTTTTCCATCAGCATTTGGAATATCTGACATATAAACTGTTCCATTTACTGAACTCACAGTAAAACCAGAAGACTTAATATTATATCCACTCATCTTTCCGATGTGGAAAGCATTACCATAACAAATCTCATAATCTGCAAATTGGTTCAACGCAGGTTTCATATCTCTTCTCATAACAACTTTTGTTATGTTTGAAGTGATTGCACTGTTGCTATCGTCAATTAACTTTAAGAATTTACTATATTTAAATCTAGCACCATATCTATTCAATTCCGAAGAGTCTGCGTATGAGTTTATATTACTTGATACGATAGTTTTCAAGTAATCTGCACTTGGTGCTGCATTTGTATTGTAATATACCGAAGAATCGAACTCAATGTAAAGATATTTCAGATCCAATATCTCAGGTACAATTCCAGCAACACTATATTTTCTTAGACTATTAACAATATTTTCTTTTATCTGACTCGAAACAAAAGTTCCGTTAATGGGTTTGATTGATATATAAACCTTTCCAAATCTAGGAGGGTTCAAATCTTCTCCACCAAATACAGAAACAGATTCTGTCTCTGGATAAATGGTTGGAATAATAGTTTCATAATCAGTTGCAGTTACAGCTCTATTCTGAGAAGCATATATTCTGGGAGCATATTTTTTGATCGAATCTACAGACTCTATATTTTGCCCACCTCTAGATTGTGTGTTGGTGGTTAAAAGAGAGATGCCTGTAGTAACTACACGATTATTGTTATCAACAATTCTTCCATTAAATGTAAAGGATGAAACTCCGTTTGCATCTTCACCTGTAGTTGTTACATATGATACTTCAACATAGTTTTGATCATCAAGTTTAACTCCAAATACACCATCGCCAAAAATAAGTTCATATCTCTGATCTTCTATTTCTTGAATAAAAAATACTCTAGAAGTTGAATCGACATCAAGTAAACTAGTAGATAATGTAAACTTACGAGTTACACTACTTGATTGTGTATTTCTAACTAAAACAGAAATTGATTTAGTATCAATATCAGAGTTGTCTAAAATATATTTTTGATTTGGATCATTCGAGTTTACAGTAAATGTTTTAACTAAGAACGTTCCCTCATATACATTAACATTTTCGAATAATGCAATTCCATTAATAACTGGTTTAGTAACATCTTCTGGAATTGTAAATGTATAACTTTGATTTCCGAAAGTACTTGTGGATGTACAAACAGTTCCTTTCTTAAGTGTCAAAGTTAATGGTCTTGTAGTAAACCCAGTGGTATCTACAAAAAAAGATATATTTGCTGTCGCCGAAGTTTTGGAACGAGGAACATATCCAATGTTCCTTGCCAAAGAAACAACGTTTTCTCTTAAGGTAGCACTATCAATAAACACCTCATTGGTGATCATATTCGCATTATATGATGTAATGTAGGTGTTATATGCTAAAACATCAATAAGAGTTGATAGAGTCGATCCCTCAAAATCGTAGTCAGTAAAATTCGAGTTCGATCTAAGGTAATCCTTAATCGAAGTCTTGATTTGATCGAAGTCTAGGTTAGTGAAATTTACTAATGCCATTATCGTGTTGGCTGTAATGCAAATGATAACTGTTGCGGTAATACATCAATCCCAACAATGTAATAATTAATTGTCACATTAAATTCATTGTTTTCATAATTTGGAGAAACATCGACAGAAATTAAATCAACTCTTGGTTCGTAATTATTGATAGTATTGGTGATTTCATCTTTAATCACAGATGCAGAAATCTCATCCATATTCTCAAAAAGTGTTTGAGACACTCTAGAACCAAGATTTTCGTTAAAAAATCTTTCTCCTGGGAGAGTAAAGATGAGATTTCTGACCGAACGAGCAATAGCGGTCTCATTTTTAATAGAAATCAAGTCATTATTCAGGGGATTAACCTGAAATGACATGCTTATATCTTTGAATCCTCTACTTAGCCGTTCTACAGGCATGAAAATATTATGAATCTATCTTATTTATTATGGTTTTTTAAATTCATAGAGTGGTTCTGTGCCATACTCCCAGTCATCATAGTCTTCATCATTACGTATTTTTGAGTGAATCTCATTTTGAGTTTCAAAATCATGCTTTTTGGGAGTAAGATCATCATTACTGATCTCTCTTAGCATCTGTTTGTCTTTGATTTTTTCAAAAATACCATAATCTGATGTTAAATTAGTAGTTCCCCATAGTTCGTACATATAATTTTGATCACGATCTGATGGTTTTCCCATTTTTGCTCTCCTGATTTGTAAAATCAGAACTTTTTACGGGGTTGCTATCCCGTTAATCGATGTAAAATCCCTGTCTAAGGTAATCTTTATCTTCGATGAACGTTAAATTATCGATATTTTCTATTTTTTGATCATTCCACACTGGAATTGCAACTGTATTGCCATATCTAAAGTCTGGATTTCTCCTAAAATGAACCTCTATAAGGTGATTTCCGATAAATTCGCAGTTTATCCACTCATAATCACCTTTTAGACTATTTAATACAGGAGGAAACTCTACCTTAAAGTCCATCTTAGTCCACTTTTTCCATCTGTAGAGTGGATCTTCTTCGTCTTTTTCACCTAAGACCACTAATTTTGACTCTTTGTTTTGATAATCAACGCTATAATGATCTCCATAGAACATTTCACACCAAAACTCTGAGGGATGAAACCTTTCAGTGTCTTTATAAATCCATTCCTTACGAGAAAATCGTCCCATACCAAGAAGGTTAATACTTGGTCGGACGATATAATACCCCGAATATGGAACAGGCACCCCTGTAGGTCCACAGAGATGCCCCAAACGATTATTTAAAAAGAGTTTGTTATAGACCCATAGATCTTCTGGATGTATAGATTTCCATTCGTCTAATGAATCTAAATGATACATTACTTACCTTGCCCCCGATACTTCTTCTTGCGACCATTACGAGAAGTTGCTGAGAGAAGAGTCCGAGCAGAACGACCTTGACGAGTCTTCTTAGGTGCTCCTTTTTCAAAAATAGTCTTATTCAGTGCCATTAGATTTCCTCCAGTTCGAGTTGTTCAATATCAAAGTCCTCATCAGTGTAATACTTAGAGGAGAGTTCGTCAAGAACCTCAGTACATTCTTCATGACTGAGGTTCTGATATATCTTACGTCCTTTGTATAAGATATTAAAAGCCATTAGATCACACGAGTTTTTTCATGTCCCACACGAATACGAGGATCACACCAGATATCAAATCCAGCTTCTTTTGCATCTAAACAGAATGATACGTCCTCTCCGCACATATCTTGAACTGCACCAGATTCAAAGACTTGCATCTTAGGTGCAAACCAGGGATACTCAAGATTCTCAAATACACCCTTTTTGATCATGACCCAACCAAATCCCGTGTAATCAACTGTAAATGGTTTACGACGTTTTGTAATACCTTCCACGTTCTCGTGATTCATGACTCCACCGTTCTTACGGAAGTCATCTTCCTCTAACCAGTGAGCAACAGATGTTGTATGTCCATCTTCAGTTGCATACCAACCTGCAACAATCTCTTTCTCCTCACCTTCTTCGTTCAGTGCAAGATCACAGAGTTGCCAAAACTTTTCGGTGTTGAATACAATGTCACTATCAATCCACAGTTGATAATCATAATTCAGTTTACCATCCCAAGGAATCTGTTTGGGCCCCCGCAACACATTTGCTCCAAGAACTTTACAACGAGCAAAGTTTACCATTGAACTATAGTCTTGAGAAATCTGAATACTCATGTTGTTTTGAACAAGATCAAAACAAAGTTGAACAAATGCTTTTAAGAAAGTAAATGAGCATCCACGACCAGGAAGACAAAAGACAATCGACTTGCCCTTCATTCGTTCCTTAATTGCCTCATAATCCCATTCTGCTTCCTTTGGTTTCGGAGCATTAGCCTTCAAAGTAAATCCTTTTGCCATAAGAAAAAAATAACCTTCAGATCAATTTTAACAGTCTATATATCTCTTGTCAATAAGAACCTTCCAAAGAGATTTTCCGGTTCACCATAAGTTCCTCATAAGATAAATCAGAGATTTCATAATCAGTATGCATAATACCTACCATGTTTCTTAAGGTTTTCCAAGTAACCTCAAACTCTTCTTCTTTGATCGAATGAAATAAACAACGATCCTTTGCATAGATGTGATAAATCTTTTCCATCACTCTACCCTCCCATAATGGTCCTCTAAACGAACAATATCATCCTCATCACATAAACCGAGTTGTGTCTCAATGATTGTGATACCATTCTTCCCTGCTTTGAGACGATGTATCTCTTCCTTTCTTATAAACACACTATCACCAACTTCAACAGTTCTTGTAGTGTCCTCTAAGGTCAGTTCTCCATCACCATCAACAACAATCCAATACTCTTCCCTATGGAAATGATATTGGAGTGATATTGATTGATTTGGTGAGATAATAATCCTCTTAACCTTATAATCAATTTCCTCCAATAAATTCTCAAATATTCCCCATGGTCGAACCTCTGTAGTCATAAAAATTTTTCCGGAATTTTTTATCTCACTGCATTATATATCAGAATAAGCAAAAACCCGACCGAACCTCCGAAGATCGAAAAGCACTGCCGAGGATATCTTATTAACCAACCCGCAAAGACAACCTTCCAGAAGTTCCAATAAGGGGATTTATTTCTTCTTCCTCGCACCATTTTTCTTTGCTTGTGACTTTATACTTTTACAACGTTTATCTGGACGGGAATTACCATTCTTATGAATCCACCTTGTGAACATTTTTTATACTCCGGAAATTTTTTATGATCGTGATATTTAAAGGTCGAATTGTCACCTCTGTAGGTTAGGGTAGTTTCGGATTTTTATTAACCCCCCCCGTTACGCCACGTATAAGAATACACAATAAATCGCAAATACTGCTATAACGAATAACGAATAAACTGCGATTTCACGAATAAGAAATAACGAATAAGATAGGGGGAGAAACTATAAAGAACTCCCCCCAATCTCATCAGAACTCGATCACATCAGAAGTGGGCATGTTACCCTGTTGATCATCACTCACTGCATCACTGGTAATAGCATCAAGAATCGACAGAATCTCGTTGCCAGTGTTACCTTGACGCAGCATGGAGATGAGAACTTCTTTAGACATAATGAAAGGGAAAAGAGTAATGAACTGTTGGTGGTTAGTTTATAGTCATGCCCAGGACTTAAGAGTTAAGGTATCAGAAAGGATTGCTCCAGGTTTCGTATTGTTTCGAGGTGATCTCTCCACTCTTGCAGAGATCATCTGTAAAGTTGTTCCAGTTCTCCCGAGTGTAGATTGTGTCACCTTTCACAACACCTTGATGCTCATTGCGGAAGATGTAGAGTGCTTGCTGTTTGGTCATTGTTTTAGGTGGTGAAGTGTGTGTGGGGTTCGTTTCCTCCCCCCCGATGAACCTAATATAGGGTATTTGGGGGATCAGGTCAAGGGGTTCTGACCAGTTCCCCGATTGGCACACCTCAGATT